TCTTGAATACGGTGATGTTCCTGATTGCTACTTGGTGACACAGCCAAGTGTTTATTGCAGTACAGGGGCAATAGATTATTCCAAGGATAGAGTGCAGACAAGTCCGTCAGGTGATACACTTTGCAAACAGGTAACAAATTATGTTGCTTTCAATGATAAAATCAATGCAGAAATTGACAGTTTTGCAGATGCTAAAGAACAGATCATCAAAGAAATCAGAGGTTTGCGTGATAAAAATTATGTTCAGGTGTTGTATAAAGTGTATGTTCAGTACAAGACAGTGAAACAGGCATCCAAGGAAATAAAAAAGTGCTATAATTACACGGTTGAACTGCATAACAAGGCACTTGCAGCGTTTGAAAAAACTTATCAAAACTTACATTATTTGATGTAATCGGTTATAATCTGACGATTGACAAACGGGTACAAGACAATTATGATAAACTTGCAAAAACTGGGTTGCAGATAATTCTTATGAATTATCTGCAATTTTTATTTTATGCCAAAAATGAGAAAGGAAGGGGTGAACCTTTGAATGGCAAAAGGAAAATATCAAGAATGGTTGACAGAAGAAGGTTTGCTGCAACTGGAATCATGGGCAAGGGACGGTCTGACAGATGAACAGATTGCTTCAAACATGGGAATCGGATATTCCACATTGCAGACTTGGAAATCAAAGTATCAAGACATTCAAGACACCCTAAAAAGGGGAAAAGAAGTTGTTGACATTCAGGTTGAAAATGCTTTGCTGAAAAGGGCATTAGGTTATTCCTATGATGAAGTGACACGGGAAAGGGTGCTTGATTATGACCCGTCAACAGGTCAAGTTGTCGGTTCACACATGGAAGTGACCAAGACTGTCAGAAAAGAAGTTCAGGGTGATACCACAGCACAGATATTTTGGTTGAAGAATCGCAAACCTGAACAATGGAGAGATAAAAGGGATGTTTCTGTTGAAGGTGAAATCAGCACCACTTCATCCATGACAGATGATGAACTGGATGAAAGAATTAGTAAACTAAAGGCAAAATTAGGTATTGCAGATGAATAAAACGGATTATCTTGCACTTCTCAATGAACTTGTTAAATGCAACAATGAAAAACAAATTAGAAGTGCAAAAACCGATTTTTGGCAGTATTGCCGAACTAAAGCACCTGACTTCTACAAGAAGGACAGGTGCTTTTTGCATGAATTTTGTGATGACCTTCAATCCTTTATTGAACCAACAGATGAACATGAAGTTTTGGTTGTGAATATGCCACCAAGACACGGCAAGTCACGAACCATAGGGAACTTTGTTGAATGGGTACTTGGCAACGATCAGACCCAAAAGATTATGACAGGTTCATACAATGAAACCTTGTCAACAAACTTTTCAAAAGGCGTAAGAAACACCA